AATAAAGTTTGAGTGTTTCCACTTTGAGGAATACTATAAGTTGCGCTAGTGTTGGTGTTAGAAACCGTAAATCCTTGTGAACCCGCAAATCTCTCAAATGTAACTTGTTCACCAGTTTTGAAGGGATGGTTAGGTAAGTAAATTCCCTGAGTTGGTACAGAAATTGTATATTGGCGACTTCCAGTAAAATATCCCTTGGAAGAGGAAGCTCCAACAGTGGTTCCAATACCTACAGACTGAATACTGTTGAAAAATACCTTATCATTTACAGCAGAGTCAAAATATGGAACATTTACAGGTAAAGTAAATTTACTAGGAGATACAAATACATCAGTGTTAGCTGTATGTGCGGCACCTACAATGCCTCTCAAGACTCTAACTACCTTCTTGTCTGGATATGTCCCTAAAACAGATAAAGTCTCTGTGCCGATGCCTAGAGTGCTTCCTACAGAGATGGAATCAACAACTCTGTTGACAAATATATCGGTAACAAAACCAACTGTGGAGTTAGCCGCGACTTGAACGGAAAGACGAGTTCTTTCTGAGGAAACTCCAATTTTATGAGATTTCGTAAGACCAGAAATGAATGTAGATAATCCAGAAACTGCAATTTGATCGTTATCAAAGTATCCATGAGATGGATCTATGTTGACAGATACTACACCACTTTTCTCCCAAACAAGAACTGCATTTTGATGACTTTGAATCGTGGTGTTTAAATCTACTATAGACTTACCAGTGACTCTACTAACATAAGCAGAAAGTCCACCGCCATTAGTTCCTTCATTATCAAATGTTGCAATTTCTCCAACTCTGTAATCTGTTCCAGAATTATTAATCTTGAATCCATCTACAGATCCTCTAGTGATGGAATCAATTACAGCACTTTGAACTAGAACTTCATTTGGTTCGGAAACAAAATCGTTAGTAGCAAATTTATCACCAGCAACATAAGGGAGAGTATTTCTTCGTAAGTCCGAAGAGTTAAAGTCAAACGTTTGATTAATATTCTGAGTTACTGGAACGGAGGAATAAGTTCCGCCAATAAAGAATGGGAACTTGCTATTTTTACCATCACTGGTTATTGTCGCATGATAAGCGTAAACTCCATTTGGATATTCTGGAGTTTTGGCATATCTTCCATTATGCTCATCAAGATCACCAGAGTCTGTAAACTTGTAGTCTTCTACAAAGAATCCAGCAGAAAATCCAGAAGGTCTATCAGAAACTTCAGCAGTTGCTAATTCATAACTACTTGTAAGAATTTTAATACCCGAGTTTACGTCCGAAGGATCTGTATAGGCATAACCACCATAGATTGGATTGCCATCATATGCCCAACCAATGATTGGAGAGTGTGTTCCGCCAATATCTCCAAAAGTATCAGCACCGATAGCAGTGGAATATCCTACCAATCCATATCCAAGTTTTTCTTCAGTTTCAACTAAAATTTCATCACCAAATCTAGTGTGAGCGTTGCAGACTAAATCTCTAACTTCAACATCAACAACACCATTAGATCCAGCAGAAGTTACAATTACTGAAGTGGTATTTTGGACATAACCCGCACCACCAGTGAGAACTACAACATTAGTAATTTTTCCACCACTAACAATCGCTCTAAGTTTTGCTCCAACACCCTCACCCTCAACTTTGAGATCTGGCGCAGATGAATACTCACTACCAGGATTAGTGACCTGTACAGAAACAACTTTCCCACCAGAGATTAATGGTTTTAACTCTGCATTCTTACCATTTTTAATCTTGATGTCTGGTTTTTTGTGGAAGTTCAGGATTGTTGATCCATAACCTGTTCCAGTCTCATACAAGTAAAGATCAACAATCTCACCTCTTACTGATGGAGTTGCTGTGATAACTCCAGATACACCATCAAACTCCGCATTAACTGTAATTGTTACTGGAGGATAAGCAAAGTTTTGAATACCAGTTCCTACACCAGTAATGTTTACATGCTGTCTCTTAGTGTAATCAGTTGTATTTGTTCCACCAACTCCAGCATTTGCAAGTCTGAAAGAGTGATCGTCAATCTTCAATACTTGATACTGCACACTGGTGGTCAATCCAGTTACAGCAGTATTATCTGTTGTATAGAGTAACTTATCTCCATCTGAGAATCCATGATTGTTAAAAGTGATTGAGTCACTAACAGAGGAAATATTTTCAGACTTGACCTTTAGTTGTCTGTTCTCATACCCACTTCCAGGGTTAACAACTTTAATTGCACTAATATTTTTCTTACCATCAAATAATCTAAATTTATGAATACCTTGAGAAAAAGTGGTAAATCCTACTGTGCTAATACCACTTGAGTAATTCTCAAAGGTTTCATACAACTTAATTGTTGTTGTGTTAACAACTTGAGCAAAGTATACAGACCCACTCGCCAATGCTTTGTCTTGGTGAGTGTTTGAACCACCAAAAGTTCCAATTCCAATCGCATTATTACCATTTCTGCTATAGACAATAGCATCACCATTTCTCAGATTGTGTGGTTTATCAAAAGTAATAGTATCATCACTATTATTAACACTACCTCCACCAGAAGTTGAACGAGCATCAAACTCAATCTCACGATACCTGGTTTCTAAAATTGGTTGCAGAACTGCACCAGATCCATTGCCGCCATCAATAGTGATAGAAGTAACATCTACCAAATCAAAATCTTGTGGGTCAATTTGTACTTCAGTTACACTACCACGAACTACAGGTCTTACAAGAGCAGTGGTATAGGCAGCTCCAGGAGAACCGATTTCAATGGTTGGTGGATTGATTACATCATAATTTTTACCACCATTGTAAAGTCTTACATTTTTAATTGGACCAAAGTAAATCTTATCATTTGACTTATAGTTTACAACTTCAGTGCCATTAACTAACATTCCTGTGGATCCAGGAATAGTTGATGTTCCTTTACCGTCCTTGATATTTCTAACGATTGGGAATTTTTTCAGCAATTGTTGGGGATAAATTGCCTCACTCTTTTGACTTGCAAGAACAAATTTATGTGTACCTGCCCCAGCAGACGTAAACTCTAAAGAAGATCCTCCCTCAATTAAAGACCTAGAAGCAAAGAGTTTAATTTGATTGGATGTGGACAGCACCTTAACGAAGTAAACGCCCTCAGAGAGTCCTACAAGCGTGTCTGAGGATGCTTTATAGAAGACTTCATCACCAGTTACGAAGGGAACTGGTGATGCAAAAGAGATAATGCTGTATTTTTGTGTTGACGTACTAAATCCTTGAAGAGCACTGCCAGCAGCAGACGCAAGAGTTGCACTCAGAGCAGTTTCACTAATGTCATATGAAGGTAAAGAGTTTGAAGCAACGTATGCATGGGTTTCGTCAGTATATACATTCTGAACATCACTGGTGATGGTATTGTCGCCATAGAACAATGAAGCACCGCTACTGGTAGCGGTTTCAACTTTTCTCCTAATTGTGTAGATTGTTGTGGAATTAGCAGTAAATCCTACAAGGTTGTTGAGGGTGATTTGCTTGTTTACAGCACTAACTGTAGCGACTACAGCGTTCGCATGGAGAACAGTTTCCGTGGATCCACTTAGAATATCTACAGTATCTCCGACTTTAAGACTAGATTCATCAATTTCACTCTTCAATTGAACTGTGGCACCATTGATGCTCTCTACATCAAATCTACAACTTGTGTTGTAAATCCAACTATTAGCAAATATTTGCTTATCAGTCTTATTCAGTTCTGGATTTTTGATTCTCTCACCAATATTTTTGACAAATATCTTTTGACCCTCATTAGAAAGTAAAATGTCATTCGTCGCTTTAAACTTAGAAAGAACACCACCAATACGAACTTCTACTTTCTTGGAAATATTACCATCTTCATAACCAATGTAGACTTCATCAGTTCTAAGTTCGGTTGATGGGGGAATTGCAGTGCCAATTCCACTACATCCAAGAAACTGGTTTACAGTTTTATCTGTATATTCAATTGTATTTCTTCCAGAAACAATCTTTCCAGTCTGAGCAAACCCGACTGTAGAATCAACAGTTACTACAGAAGCACCAACACTGACTGTGTTTACTACTCTGGTAGCAGGTTGTACTTTAAATGTTCCCTCAATGAGATCTCTATCATCAAAACCTACAAACAATCCGAGTTTATAGTATGTACTGATTCCAGAACGTGTGAAAATTTCTACTTCTGATACTGAAGCTTGAGTTGCACTATCAGTAGATTTTCTGATTGTTTGCCCAACTAACTTGTTTGGATCACCAGAAACTCTCTCAACAACAACCTCTTCTCTTCTTCTAAACTTTGCTGTTGATGGTTTTACCAGATAATCTTCTAAATCAATTATCTTTGGATCAACACCATAAAGAACTTTAAAGAGAATCTTGAAAGAATCCTCTGTTCCTTTTGATTCGTATAAACTTCTTATCTCCTTGACAAAGTTATTAACATCTAAATCATCTACAAAATCAACATCTTCAAGACCAGGAGCAAAAGAATACTTTAACTTTCTATAAAACTCCTTAAGGAAAAGGGCACTAAGGTTCTGTACCGTAGAACCATTGGCGTGAACCTGCTCAGAGGTGTCGCTGAATACTAATTCTTCTGGATCAAGAGAAGAACGATAAGAAGAAATACCACTAAAACCTCTAATACATCCTGTAAAAGAGGTTGCAGTTTTTCCAGTATATGTTATAATTTCATCACCAATCTTAAACAGACCATACTCATCAGGAAATCCTTTGGTTGTAGAAACCTGAACTGTATCAGCAGTAGAGGAAATACCAGCAGTCAAACTGGTGTATCCAGTGACAACCTCTGGTGTAAGGTTGTCAAATTTGAGATACTGGTCTAAGTTCTCAACAATATCAGTAGCACCGCCCTGATGTTCTTGAGAAATATAATATTGCTTCAGAAAGTCAATAGATTTTGGACTTTCGGATCTAAGAAATTCGGGTAACTGACTTTCAATTACTTGTTGAACTTTTACCCTTCTTTCAAATCCTGTTTGTATCATTCTTATCCTCTCTTAAGTTCTCCGTTTAGATAACTTGAAGTAACTTTATAACCGACGCCAGAGATCTGTTCGCCAGATGTAATAGTATCTTTAATCATATTTATCTCACTATCAGCAACCGAGAAAGATAGATAAAGGTCTTTCAAACCTATAACATCGTTTGAATCAGGGACTGCCTGAATCTCAACAATATTATTTTCTTTAACTGTAGAGGAGAATGTGATCGTATTCAGTAATATCTCACCCTTCACATAATCAACTGTTCCTGCTGACTTGATTACAACCTCATATTCACCTTTATCATTGCTTTCTTTAACTACAGAAATAACTCCTTTACCATTTTCTCCTGGAGTATCAGTAAAATAGAATGTTCCACTTTTTCCAGAGAGTCCAAATCCTGTACTCTTGATGTTAAATCCATTTTTATCCATACGGAACTTATTTCCGTAGCAAAGTTCATACTGTGCAGAAGTATTGATCAATGTTTTCAAATTTCTTCTAATTCTAACTCTTGTGATGTTAGAAGTAATAGCACTATCAGTACTATCAATGGTTTGACACAATTTACTGTATTTGAAGCGTCCACCAAACTGATTAATATTTGCTGTGGCAAAAGTATTCAGTGTTGACGAAACTTTTGACTTCAAATCGTTGACATTTGATACTTTTGCGTTGTTATAGTAGACTGCAGAGTCAATTTCAACAAAAAGTACCTTTAGATCAACGATTTTTTGGTTTATACCCGATAAAGAGTAATTTTTGAGTTTTGTAGCGATAGATTCTTTGTCAAAATCTGAAACAAAGTCGCCATTTTTGGGTTTGATGCTAATAATTACGTTTCCGAACTCCGGTGGATCCAATTCTTCACCACCAACAACCGAAACGGACTCAGTATTTGGGTAAATTGACTGAATTATCGCCTCATAATCACGAGCAGTGACTGCACGATACTGTGAGGAGTAAATTCTTGGTGCAAAATACTTAATTGAGTCAATACTTTCAATTTCTCCACCATTTTGTGCCTTTGAAGTGGTTGAAATCGTGACATCACTACTTGGAACAATCACATTTCCAAGATTATCTGTAACTCTTCCAGAATATGCAAAATTTTTCGCTCCATTTCCATCAATACCGTCTGTAGTGATGTAAGAAACGGTAATTATCGACCCATTTTCTAATTTTTTACCAAAATATCCGTCACCAAAGAGAAGTTCATACCTTTCATCTTGAACTTCTTGTAAAAGATAGATTTCAGAGTTCTTATTCAGGTTTAAAATGTTCTGGGCAAGCTCATAT